CCCCGAAGCAAATGCTCGGGATCCGGATTTGGCAAATCCGAATCACCAACCAAGCATTTCATCAAGGCGCCATACCCATCAAGATTACTCTTGGGGGCAACCGTACTAACTACATAAGCCTTAACCAAAGGTTTCTGCAGGTTGCGGTCAAAACGATCGACGACAAATCGACCGTCTTCGTGGCGCCCTAGGGCGGGACTGTTAGGTCCTACAATCGGATAGATGCCTTGTAGGCGTTTTCCGAGTAGGTTGTCAAGCCATCCGACTGTGTCGAAGTAACACTTCTCACGAAGGTTATTTCGAAACGCAACCGTATGGACTGTCGAACTAACATCCCGGCTAAGGGATTTCTGTAGCGAAGGAAGCCGATAGCGGACTTTAGCATATGTAATGTCAAAGCCATACCAGTATTCCTTCCCGCAACTCTCTCTGAACATTCCTGTCCAGAAAGATTTGTTGAAGTTAACTCGGAGGCCATAAGCCTCGAGAACTTCCGCTACAGATTGGGCACAGTCAACAGGTACGACAATGTCGTCACCGTAGACTCGCACCACGCCGCTCAAGAGACGTTTAGTCTCCGAGAGCGGTCCGGTTGGATTAAGCACTCTGCGACATCCCAACAAAACCATGCATGAAAACATCATGGCTTCAATTGGGAAGCAGAGAGCAGACCCCATAGACGCGTACTTCTGAAGATCGATGACGATGTCATCATCCAAAGAGACACGTGCCTGCTTGGAACGTACAACATCAATAGCATCTCGCAAGAGAGGCCAATCGTTGAACGCGCTCATCACAAGCTCGTAGGACACTAGATCGGACGCATCACTCAAGTCGAGTGTTGCAAGGCTACCATCATAGGAGCCTTTCCGAGCGAGGAGCTGGTTAGGCTCCTGATGCTCGTATCCCATCATCGATTCAGCAAACAAATCTGTTGAAATCGACTTCTCTAGAACGCCTTTGACAGCTTGCTGCATGTATTGATATGCAGTAGGTTCAATGGCAATAATTCTAGGTTTGTCCTGCGTTTTAGGAACGGCAATCACCTTAGTAGGTATTGCCACTCCAGGGTCCCGTACTTGGCCACTCAGCACCTCATCGAGGTAATTGAGCCAAGAGTTATAGCGCCATAACCCAAAAGGGAAAAACGCTTCCAACTCCTCAGGCCAAGGGTCCTGTTGCCACTTTTCGTTCGCGAAAAGTCCATCTGCAACAGAACCTGGTCCATGTTTGGGACGAAGATTATCATTAGCAATCATTGACTGCGCATGACGATTAACATCACCAAACAAGGTGTGCATAGCAAGACGAATCGAC